GCCTATAGCTGTGCATGGGTCCTCGACTGGTATTCCTATCTTGGCTTTTGCTTCCCAATGGACACACCCTCCCGTAGTAAGATTCATGACGAGGGCGTCCGTCTTTTTGAGTGGACACTTGCCCTCACGCTTATGGAACCAGTCACAGAATTGCAGGCCCTCTTGCAGATAGCCAGAAAATCCTATGGCATAGCCCTTTCTTCGATAGATTTTGGTGCAGGAATGTGCGAGGTCACCATCGGTGGTCTTCTTGTCAGCGACCATCACACCAGGTTTCCACGCAATTGTCGTCATGATTCAGGCAGACTTGCGACGAGACTGTTCCCAGTAGGTATTGATGTCTTGCTCGGAGCAGACTTCAACACCATCCCGGAAGATGCCTTTGGGGATTGCCTGTCCGCTGGAAATCAAATCAACGGCACACTCGAGAGCATCCTCGATGCCCAGGGCGTCGATGGCACGATCCTTGCCCATGACGCGAATTTTCATTGTAACAGGGGACATGATTGCAACGGCTTCAGAAGACATAGGCGTAGTATATCCGTAAGTGATGATTTTGCACAACTATAAGGTTATAGCAGTTCATAAGGAAATTCTTCCCCATCAGGAAGAATATTTTCACAAAATCCGGGGGTCGCTTTAACAATATTACGGCGTGCCAGACTGTGCTTCTGGAGGTGCTTGTTCCACTTATCGTTAAAATCCACGACAAATGCGACATTGCCTCCCTTTTTCTTTGCGCGTAATCCACGACCTATCCTTTGGCGTAACTCTACTTCAGCCTTCCCGCCAGCAGCCAGAATCACCATACCGAGGGCTGGGACATCCACACCTACGTCCAGGATGTTGGAGCCAATCAGCACATCCAGTTCGCCCTTCTCCAGCGCATTTAACGCTGCCGTTCGCACCTTGCGAGTGGACTCACCGAAAATGAACTTGGTTCGCATTCCGTTATTCTTGAATGCTTGTTCAAGTAACTTGCCGTGTTTCTTCTGCTTGACCAGGACCAGAACTGATAGTCCAGCTTTGTGACCCATAATAGCTTCGCGCAAAATCAGCGCATTTCGGGAAGTATTCTCAACGATTCCAAGACGATACGCGGGACCCCAGCCAGTTGTCCTGAGCAGATACTTGGGCTTTGGGTAAGGCGTCAGGTACTTGAAGTAGGGCTTGGCCAGGATGCCAGAGTCGATCAGTTGCTTCTCTGAAACCCTGATGCCAATAGGTCCGGCACATGCCATCAGGTTCATGTTGGCTTCTTCATCGTCCTTCATGAACGGGGTGGCAGTCAGAGCGAGCCTGTACTCAGCGTTCTTGCATCGCTTCAGAATGTCGTAGTAGCTGTTGCCGGACGCCTCATGCGCTTCCTCGAGGATCACGAACTCAAATCGTTCCAGCAGTTCCCTCGTTTTGGCGATCCGGTTCATTTGCGCCTTCTGCTTGGCGGGCGCATCGCTGGAACTGGGTTGTTTCAGGCGGGCTGCGATGGTCTGAACCATGCCTACGTTGATCCACCCCTTGGGTTCCCAATCGCCATCGCCTAGAACACCTACAGGCTTTCCCTTGACTGACGGGTGATATTTACCCATCTCCGCGATCATGTTCTGGAAATGCACCTGCATCTGGTACATCAGAACCTTGCGCGTTGTGAGGAACAAAGTGGGTCGCCCGATCCTGGCGGTTGCAATTTGTGCAATGCGAGATTTACCGCCACCAGTGGCAACCTGAGCAATCATGCGCCCATGCTTCACAAGCTGGGCGGTGGTATCCAACTGGTAGGCGTAACGCTCATCGTCGTAGCCAAACTTATCGACCTCTGGCTTCTCTGGCCCTCGTGGTGGGGGCAGCGGCTTACGTCGCAGCGATACCTTGAAACCCAGGTTTGTCAGGGACCTGTGGACGATTGGCACGAAACCAGACGGGAAGCGATGGTGGCGCATCTCGTAGAAACTGGAGCGACCGTCCCAGGCGCCAGTCTGGTACGCATCGGTCTGCTCGTAGCCTGCAACGTGGTAGGAGAGAATCTGCTGTAGTGACAAATCCACAGTCTGGTTTGGGTTTACCACTTTTGCCGCTACAGCATTGTAAACGATCTGAATAGGCTCCAAGCCGTTGCTCCTGAAGTATAAGGCTGGTAGTATAAGGTATCCCAGACCAGATTTGAAGGTACTTCAATGCGTTATCGTCACCAAGTCGTGGAAGTAAATCGACTGCGAGGAAATCCCTGGAATCCGAACGTACTGGATGCAGAGGCAGAACAAAAACTCGACGCTAGTCTGAAACGCTTGGGCGTGTTCAAGCCCATTATAGTGCGCGAAGTGAATGAAAAACTGGAAATCATAGGTGGACACCACAGATGGGAGAGTGCCAAGCGCATTGGCATTGAAGAGGTCCCAATCGTCAATCTGGGCGAGGTGGACGACACCAGGGCAAAGGAGATCGGTCTGGCAGACAATGGCCGCTGGGGTCACGATGACGCCGGTTTGCTGGCAGACGTACTGAGCGATCTGCAAACGGACGAGTTGGCTGACTTCCTGCCGTTCTCGCAAAAAGACTTCGATGCCATTTTCACCGCGAGTGAGGTGAATCTGGACGACCTTGATCTGGACGATGAAGAAGACGACCTTCTGGCTGACCCAGAAACCAAGGCGCCACCCACTCACACCATCATGCGATTCAAAGTCCCGGTCCTCGACGCAGAAATTCTGTCCGCGAGACTCAAGCAGGTCATGAAAGACCAGGACTTCAACTCGGGCGACTCTCTGACCAACGCCGGAGATGCCCTCGTATATCTACTGGGAGATCAGGATGATTCTGAGGAACAGGATTAGGACGCCTGACGGAACGGTCATCGAAAGCTGGCACCGTCACGATTACGTCACGCACGAGGACGCCAATGGCAAGACCTACATGGTCGATGGCGGCCATGATTATCTCAGGCGCTCTGCTCATGGCGATGAAGAGGACCTCTCGCTTGTGGCAGACACTGACGACCACGGATTTTGTCGCCAGCATTTCCTGTGGGGAACCTATGGGAAGGATGGTAAGCAGCCATTCCGCAGGGTTGCGCTTGCGGATATGTCTACAGAACACATCAAGGCCGTCTTACGAACTCAGACACATCTGAGCTTTGAGGTACGACGGCTGTTCGAGAACGAATTACTCTACAGGGAGCGCGACTGGTGAAAGAAATACAGGACAAGGTGGAAAATTGGGATGTCGATGCAATTCGTCCCTATGAGGGCAATGCCAAGATTCATACGGATGAACAAATCGAGTCCATCGCAAAATCCATTTCAAAATTCGGCTTTGACCAGCCCATCGTCGTAGACGGGGCGGGCGTCATCATCAAGGGACATGGCAGGCATCTGGCGGCCCAGCATCTGGGCATGGATAAGGTTCCTGTGATCGTTCGCATGGACCTGACGGCCAACGAAGCAAACGCCTCCAGACTGGCTGACAATCGCGTGGCCGTTGGTGACGTGGACACGAATCTGCTCAACAAGGAACTCGAGGCTATCGCTGAATCAGATGAGGACCTGCTGGGGGCGATGGGCTTCTCCGAAAAGGAGCTTGAATTCATGACCACTGATTTGGGCGACATGGACGAATCAGCGTTAATGGACATGATGGGCGACGAAACATCGGAGGCTGTCTCAGATGCGATCTCAGACAGCGAGGGAGTGTCTGGCAAAAAGATTTCCACCAAAGATTTGTTTGGATTCACCCATGTTTTAGGTAGTGACGCCAAAGTGCTGTCCAGGTGGCTGTCTACGCTGGTCGGTGAATACGAGTCCGAAAGCACAGTGGAGGCAATGGTAGCCCACGCCAAAGACTACCTCGAAAGCGAATGAAATTTACCGTCAGCAAGAAATTCAACACCACGGTAGAGCGTACTCCACGGGTCATCGAAGTCGCTGAAGCGTTCGGCTTAGGACTCGACGACCGAGAGTTCATCCTGTATGACGAGCTTGAGATTGATCTGGAGCCAACGGACATTGTGTATATCACAGGGCAGTCTGGCTCTGGTAAGTCAGTCCTTCTGCGCCAGCTAGTCTCTGGGCTGCAAGAGGATCACGATCTGAAAATCGTCAACATCGAAGAGGTGGAATTGCCAGAGGTGCCGTTGGTAGACCAGGTGGGCACATCGACGAAGGAGGCACTCGAACTTCTGTCACGGGTCGGCCTGAACGATGCCTACCTGTTCATTCGCAAACCGAGCGAGCTTTCTGACGGGCAGCGATACAGATTGCGCCTTGCCCACGTCATGAACCAGGACGCTGACGTGTGGGTGGCTGACGAGTTCGGCGCCGTTCTTGATCGTGTGACCGCCAAAGTCGTGGCCTACAGTATGCAGAAATATGCTCGCCGTATGCTAAAGATGCTGCTTGTCGCAACTACGCATACGGATTTGGGTGAAGAATTGGCGGCCAATGTGACGATTGAGAAATATTTCCGTGAAAAAGTAGATGTGATCAAGGCAGACTGACGTGGAGCCACTGGTTAGCGCAAAAATTCAGCGAAATTCTGAACCAGTTGCAGAATTCGGCCCATTATCTGAGATGCTTATATCCCCAGGGAATAAGGAAGATTGGGAAGAGCTGCATGAATTGCACTACAAGTCCACGGGTCGAACCGCAGGGCACGTATACCGAATTTCCCTTGGAAAACATCTAGTTGGCGTATGTGTCATGACCTCTCCACGAGGGCTGTTGAAAGACCGACACCTAGTTATGCCACGGATTGCAGCTACGGGAAAGGACACGAGAATCACCAACGTCCATCGCTTTAAGTGGTTGAATCAGAACGTATGTTTGAATTCCAGGACCGTGGTCGATACGATGTATAGGGGCATCGGGGTGGCTTATCGGGCACTCAATCTGGCGGCTAGACTTGAGGGGAAACGCTTCGCTGAGATTCAATCCTCGATGTCCCGCTACAACCTGTTCGCGCAGAAGGCAGGCTTCAAGTTTGCCAAGCCACGCAGGTCACCGTATTACGAGGAGGGCATCCAGTTCTTCGGACTGCATTTCGACTGCAACCCGATGGATTATTTGGCCCTTCGAGATGAATTTATGGCGAAATCGGCTCGTGAACGCAAAGGGTTAGAGCCGAAGCTGCGAGAGTTTTACTACTACCGCAGTTCGCTGGAGAAACAAGGGGTGGGAGAGGAAAGGCTGGAGAAGAAGCGTCGAGTTCTTGAAGATATGCCCATACTGGACATTCTCAGGAACACCCAGCAACTGGTTTTTGCCATGCCGATGTATGGCGTATATGAGAACCCAGATGCAGGTAGAGAGCTTCCCAGGACCTTACCTCTGGTGGCATTTGATCGCCAGGACCCATCTGAACCCTTGGTGCTATTGCCAGGAGAAGAAGTGTGAAGCTGACTGAGAAACAAGAGCAGGTCCTTGCGACCATTGTCAAAGGAAATGAAGACGGTTCATTCTGTGACTTGGATGAAGTCATAGAAAAGGTCCCCTATGACACAACCAAGGCTTCCATCCAGTTCATCATTCGGAACCTCAAGAACAAGGGGTTGATTTACAAAAGACCCACCGAGAAAAGAAGGGGCCGGAGAAGAGTGGTTCTGGGGCCAACGAGCCAGGGGTTCCTTGAGCTTACCAAGAGAAGGTTGGATCGGAGCCAGGACATCCCTGAAGTTGACTTTGATGCCGATGACTTTGAATCACCCGAAATCGGGGAATTCGGGGATTCGGTTTTAACTTGAAAATGGTAGTATGTTAATTACTTACCCCATACCAAAGACAAGAGTTCCCCCGTCCATTGGGACTTTAGATTCTGGTTCTGAAAATAAGTTCCATTTATTTTCAAAAAA